CACAGCCAGGCCAGCTCTCGTCCGTAAATGTCTACATTACCAAATTCGTTTGCGTCTCTCACAAGTCTGATTGTATCACCATTATCGATTGCTTGCTGAAGGGCGTCCATGAGCCGGTCCTTGTCGGCTGCGGCGCCGTCGTCGTCCAGGCCATAGTCCCGGGCCCGGACACCCAGAAGGCGTACTTCGTGCCACGGACCATTAACTGAATCGCGAACTACCATAGAGTCGCCGTCGATGAGGTTCCTGATGTAGGGCTGGTATGCGCCGTTAACGTCATTGCCGGCCTCGTCAACAGCCAGGCGTGGCGACGGGGGAGTCCAGTCCAGTGGACCGTAGTTGCGCTCGAAGCCTAGCGTCCACAGCTGATCCCAGTCTGTGATCACGTTGTCGTCTGCGCCCTGCATCATAGCCATAAAGCGATCATGTACTTCCAGGATCTCAGACGGTGGCATACCAAGGACGGCCTCACGGTACCTAGATGACATGCGGGCCTCAAACTCTACGAAGTCCTTGACCATCCCACGCCACCCCTCGGAGTAGCGCAGGTCGAACATGATCGTTTGCATGTTCTCCTGGACCGCCCGGTCCACTGCGGTACGACTACCCACGTAGGTCTGGTACGCCGGATCCACTGTGGTCTTCAGCGTCAGAGGCATGCTTGTCAGTGTGCCCTGCACAGCCCCGTACATCTGCTCACCAGTCATACGGTCCGTGATCTCGATCCCCACTGCTGCCGCCTGCTCCTTGACGTCATCGGTGATGAACTCAGAGAACATGCGGAGCTCGCGCATGCGCTTAGGCAGATTCTCTGGATCGAGTCCTACCCAGGTTTCACCCCACGGCTTGACATCGATGTTGATCTGTCGGCGCAAGCGATCCCAGTCAGTGAGGTCCGCCTTGCGGGTGGACTCGCCTCTGACCTCTGCGATGCCCTTGTCAGCAGCGATCAGGCTCTCTAGCTCTCCTTCGTAGGTTCCCCACGCCGCCCACAGCTCTCTGGGTGAGCGAATGTCAAGCTCGTTCCAGCGATCCGAGAAGGCAGAGTAGGATGCCTCCAGCTTGGCGAGGTCCCCCTCCCCCAGATACGATTCGTACACCACGTCATTGATGTTGCGGGCAACGCTCTCGTACACACCCTTGGCCGTGGACTCTCGTGCGTTCAGGGCCAGCCCGATGATACGTCGGATGCGCTCCTGCGGAGACAGCGGACGGATGAAGCCAGTCTTGATGTACAGGTCGTGTCGTGCTAGTTCCTCTCGGGAGCCACCAGTACGGTAGGCAACCTCAGTGCCGTTGATCCCACGATCCTCGGCCACGTCTGTCCACTCCCAGGAGGACACCAGGTTGACAGCCAGCACAGGATTGGATGCAATCATGGAGTCCCGCCGCCACTGTGGCAGATCGAAGAAGTTCGATCGGACGTTAGCCGCGTACTTCTGTCTGTCTTCGGGCGATGCGTTGTCGGGGTCGAACGTTCCGCCGCCACCCAGGGCGGGGGTGTTCAGTCCAGCGTCAACCCACACGTCCCAGATGGTGTCCAGTTCACCGGAGAAGTGGCTGTTTGCCGGCAAGGCATACCGAGTGATCTGCTCACTCAGGTTGCCCAGGGCTGCGTCCTGGTCAGCCTCACCAGCCAACTGGTCAATGATGAGGTTGATCGAGTCCCAGTCTTCCAGTCCCTCAAGCTGATCCCAGACGTCCGGGTTGGTCATGATCGCAGAAGCATACCGCCCGCGGTCAATTTCGCGGTCCGGCTGACCGAGCAATGTGGACACCTGTGAGATGCCCCGCTCGCCACCGAATACTGCGTAGACGTCCATCAAGGACTCGAAGGCCTGGCCTCCAGTACCGCCACCCAGCACACGCTGAACAAGCGACAGCCCGATGTCCGGGTTGCCGAAGTGGGCGCCACCAACGATGTCGCCTACGTTGTCAAGTAGCGTCTGGTAGGCCAGGGGATCGTTAACAGGATCTCCTAGCGATAGCAAACGATCCAATGCCCACATGGGCACGTAGCCCATGCCTGGGATCATTGAGTAGAGCGGGTTCTCTCCACCCGTAGGCAGGAACGCCAGTGGGGAGAGAGAGGTGGACTCTGAACCTGGGAACAGGCCAGCCTGCTCTCCCTCTTTGAGACCGGAGATCAAGCCAGCGTCATACCCACGATCAATCGTGAAGTCAGTAGCTGACATACGGCTGATCAGGGCCGGGGTCCGCGGATTGAACCGCGTGAACGCCTTGGTCGCTGTGGAGGCTGCTCCCCCGACACCGAACCCACCGTCCATCGCACCAAGCACGTTCCGCTCAACCATCTGGCTGCGGTAGTGCGGGCGCCTCATAACCTCACGAGCCCAGAAGCCCATCATGTCAGCATACGGGCGGCCGAACGGGAAGACCGCGGTGGCCAGGGTACCTGCCCGGGAGCCGCGCTCCGTGACGTAAAGCATGTGGTCCATCTCATCGATGACCGCGCGCTGCACTAGATCGTCGATGTAGCTCTGCGGCACCTTGCCGATCTTGAGACCCTCTTGGGTCAGGAGCTCCTTTACTCCTGTGCCGGTAGCGCCACTCAGGCCCTTGTAGCCCAGTGCGTTAGCGAGCTCTAGGTCGGTCAGGATCTCCATGTCCTGGCTCAGAATCAGCGAGGTGATGCGCGCCTTCTCGGACTGCGCCACCATATCGGCAACGAAACCACGCCGGTAGTTCACCGGGTCCAGGAAGAAGCGGTCGAAGAAGGAGTCAGCCATCTTACCCAGGCCGCCACCACCAGTGACGTGCTTCTGTGTTCCTCGGATAGGACCTAGGTGCTCATACACCCAGTCGGGCAGGTCAAGCGGCTTGCCTCCCCTGGAGTCGATCTCGTCCGCCAGCTGCTTGAAAGCTGTCTTCACCTCAACGAACACGCCGTCCTCTCTGGCTGTCTTCAGGATGATCTCGTCGAAGGTGGTTTGCCATCCCTTGTAGGCCTCTTCCACACTCTCGATGACGCCGGTCCTGGTTCCCTTCGGACCCTTCTTGATAAGCGTGGCGTTGCGCAGCTGCGAACCGTCGGCCCCGAAGAACCACTCGCGGAATGCGTCCTCTCCTTTGAGGAATGCACGGAAGCCGGTCTGCTGCATGAAGTTGCCGGTCCACTGCTTGGCAGCGTCGAGGTAGATGGCCTCTTCCGGCATGATGTCGGTCCAGCCCAGGCCGTGGTCGGCGTAGTAGATTCGTTCCCACTGTCGCGTCTTGAGCGACCACTCGTCTAGCTGACGGAGGCGCTCTGTAATGCGCTCGGAGTTCGGACCATGCTTGGCGCCCTTACGTACCGCGTCTCGGTTGGCGAACGCCTTGAGAGCGGACTCGCCTTTACCGGCGCGAAGAGCTGATTGGATTCGGGCGTCCAGGAACAGGGCCCTGTCGCTCAGGTACCGTTGCACAGCCCAGCGACCGCCCTTGTGGAAGATACGAAGCAGCTCATCGCCGGAGACGGTCATGGCAGTGGCCGGCCGCAGCACCTTGTCAACGACCCACGCCTTCTGCACAGCCAGGGCCCCGGAGCGTACCCGGTCAACGTTCACCAGGTGGGTCCACTTGATCCACTTACTGCCCGAGGCTGTGGATGCCGCAATCATGTCGAGCGGCGACAGCGGCAGATTGGTTGCCATCTTCGTCTCGGGAATAGAGTTCAGCATCTTGTACATGCGCTCAAGCTGCTTCGCTCCTGTGAGTCCTACCTTCTCTGCTTGGTCGGCCATGATCTCTGGGAAGAAGTGATCTTCTTGGCGAGGCAGAGCATCGGTACCCTTCTTCGGACGACCCTTTTGTAGCTCGTCCCACTTGAGGATACCAAGAGCCTCGTCCACCATCTCTGGGTTCTTAGCGATCTCGTCTGCCCAGCGAGGCATGATCTTGGTACGGTTAAAGTCTTCCCACATCTCTTTGACAATCGCTGCAAGTTCATTGGCATCTGGAAGAGCGCCGAGCTCTTTGTGGATCTTCTTGAACGCAGTCTCTAGTGACTTCTGCTCAGAGGCCAGGACGCCCTCCATCTGCTTTTTGTTGGCCTTCGCGATCCTGAGTTCGGCCTCGGTCATACCGGCGAGTCCTGGGTTGTCCAGCAGGTCGTCCCACAGTCCGCCGCCAGTCCATTCGCGCATGCGCTCCAGACCCTTGAGGCGTGGGTTGAGGAAGGCCGCCTTGGCCTCCCATGCCTTGACTCGCTTGGCAGCACGAACCTCCCAGTTCATGACTTGGCGAACCCACTTGCTCGCTGCGGCACCGTCACGGCCCCACATCTTGATGGCGCTTGTGATGATGTCTTTGGTGGCGTTGACGCCATGGAGTGGTAGGTTGGTGGTCATGTTGGCCTGTGTAAAGAAACGTGCAACCTCGTTAGGTACCATGTTCGCCATGGTGGCCTTCACTCTCCCGGGCAGGGAGGTGTGCATGGTGACGCGAGCGCCGTCTGACGGCCGGGCCCCACGCAGGATATCCTGTCTGACAATCTGCATGATGGCTGTCTTATCGATCTTGCCCATCAGCAGCGCGCCGGGGAGCATCAGGTCTGGTCTTGTGAATACCGACCCCGCATCATCGGAGAGCGGGCGCAACGCGCGCTTCAGCTGACCGCCCTCTAGCATATCATCCAGCGATACAGAGCCTCTTACCCGAGGCAGCCCAGTTGTCTGTCCAAGCCGCTCTGCCTCTTGTAGCAGAAACTGGTAGCCCTGGTTGCTGAGAGAGTCGCTCTTACTGAGAAGAGTAATCAGGTCATCCCCTCCAACAGGCAGCGCTTCGTCAGCCGCATCCATCAGGACCTGCGCAACGGATCGTCCGTCGTCAACAGTAGTACCACTCTTCTTGCTGGCCTTCTGAACTACTCCGATTGCTTTGTCTTTCAGATTCAATCCACCCACAGCCACGTCGTCGATGTATGCGAAGAACACAGACGTTGGCCCCTGAACAGGCTGCGTTACTAGTAGCGTGCGACCATCAGCCATCTTTTCCTCAAACGCCACAATCCCCTTGCGGGATCCTGGCCTGTCAGCATTACGAAGAATACGCTCAGTCACTCCCGCGTTAGCTGCTTCTCCACTCAGAGAAAGGCTATTGGTGGGGTGCCCGTTTGTAACTTTGAGTCGCACAGGGACACGGTTGATTCCGTGTGCTTCGGCAGCAAGGGCGCGCTTCACGCCGTCACTCAAAAGGATGGTGCCATCTGACCGGGAGATGGTGATCTCTCCGGCCTCCTGAAAACCGTTCTTCTTGATGTCGTCGGCCAACTTCAGCAGGTCGTCTGCGCTCGTCGCGGCGCGCGCCTCGTCATCAATCAGACGAAGAAGGAAGTCGGTGCTGACCTCCTGTGCTCCTTTGACCTGATTGCGGCCGGCCCACACCCGGCCGGGAGGCAGGATGTCGTCAACGATCCCTGTGATTGCGAGGATCTGTGCTCGCGCTTCGGTGCTGAGCCAGTTGGTGATCATGGCCAGGGTGTGCGAGTCACGAGCAGGTGAGAGAGCAAAGTCGATGACGTCATCGACCATAGACCTCACACCAGCAGACTTAGACAAGAACTCAGCCGCTACCTTAGTACCGGCAGCGGATCCCTTCGCAGCTCCCAGGAACTTGGGACCCAAGAACCAGACAGTCGGGTCAAACGCAATGCCCAGTCCGAGGTCTGTGATCAATCCCAGCACAGAGCCATCGATGCCCAGAGCAGCAGAAGGCATGAAGTCCAGCTCGGATGATTCCTCTCCTAGCTTGTCCCAGGTGGCCCGGAACTCTCCCTGCACAATGCTGTCCCAGTAGTCAGTGTCGGTCACGAACAGCATCGTGGCGGTGGCCAGGCGACCAGGACCGTTGCGACCCCACATGGAGAGGATGTCCATCATCTCGTGGCTGAACCTGAAGTCCTGCTCTCGGATGTCCTCGATAAAGGCTTCGTCCTGTGTGCGTACCGCGTCGATGACCTGCTCTTTGGCTTTCAGTACCTCGGGCTGATAGAAGAAGGCAGTCATGAAGAAGCCTGCTCCCATGACCTCATCGCCGCCTCCCATAGCTACGAACTCCTGGAAGGTCTCTGTATTCGCCAGCTTCATGTCTTCCCACTGCGCCTGCGCACCGACGTCTAGGGCGCGCCGAAAAACCTCGTCGTCTGTCTCGTCTTCGACTAGCTGCTGGTGGTACTCGATCTCTGCTTCCTGCTCAGCTTGCTGCCTATTGGAGAAGTAGTTGTAAGGAGAGAACTCTTCCTGCTCTGCCCCAGGAGCGATACGGTTGGCGACCCAAAGAGCCGAGTCGTGAATCGGGTTACTGATGACCTCGGGCAGTACACCGCCCACCGCGGAGAAGGGCGCAGCGACAGTTCTGTCTACGAGCCACAGGGCGCTGCCCATGGTACCGATCAGTTTGTCCATGCCCCCGCCGAACGCACCGAGCCCACCGTTCACGACGGTGCTCAGAGTTGAGCGGGTGCCTGTTAGGTCCTCGACATTTCCGTCAGCGGCGATGGACTGCCGGAGTCGTTGTTCATCGGCGTCGAGTGCGGACTGGATCTCTGGCGTCATCCTGGTCTGGGCTTTGCGCATCTTCCTGAATCGCTCAAGGCGCTTGTCGCGATCACCGCGCTGTTGGTCGGTGACACCTGGTGCGGACGAACCAAACTCGCCCTCAGTCTCAAGCATGATCTCAAGCTGGTCCCAGGACACATGCTGCTCCGGGGCCAGTAGTCCCTGGCTCTCCCAGATGGTCTGGTTAGAGCCTGTCAGCGGTCCGTAGAAGGTTTCGTATGCGGCGTCAGCGTGGGTCTGTTGGATGAGCATCTCGGTGTGGTTCTCACGCCACACGTCGATCTCAGTCTCGTGGTTTCTGTCCTTGCGGCCAAGACGCTCGTTCATCACTTCGTCGTAGAAGTCATCGCGTTCTGGCATCTGTGTTTGGCCGGCAGCCAGGGATCCCTGGAAGATGGTCTTTGCTCCAAGCGTGAAGCCGTTCATCCGCATCGCGGTCTCGTACTTGCGGTCTACCTGTGCCTCGATGTCCGCTCTGTCGTCCGCTTGGATGGCAGTATTGAGCTGTGCTTTCAGTAGCCAGTCGAGGTTGATATCAAAAGAGTCATCGATGGCCAGAAGACGCAGGTCCTCTACGTCGTAGTCCATGAAGAAGTGCAGACCAATACCACCGAGCTCTGGGTTCTCTGTAACGGCCCGCTCCACGGTCTCCACCAGGCTGTCCTGTACACCCAGCAAGCGGTTGCGCTCGGGCTCAGAGAACTCGGGGAAGTCTTGCAGTGGGTTGGTTTTGCGAATGTCAGCAGCGAACATGTCAGTCATGTTGGCCGGGTTAGGAGCAAGCTGGCGGTAGCTCTCAGCTTCGTTAGCTAGTTGCCACGCATGCCTACGCCGCTCAATACGATTCGCCTTGTCTACGTTGTATTGGGCAATGTACTCATCTACGGATGGTGTGGATAGACCGAATGTCTCACTCACACTGGCTCCCTTACAATACGACGAAGTTCATTCCTGGCCATCTGCCGGAGCAGTGGGCTCTTGGCCTGCATGGCGATCTGTTGTAGGCGTGCCATCTCGGGTGAGACAGAAGGCGTGGGACCGTTGGGTCCTACACCTGGTCCCACAGAGAGGCCGTCTGTGAGTGGGGCGGATCCCTGTCCGGGGTTGATCTCGCCACTGAGTAGCGCGGCCAGCGGGTCGCCAGCTGCGTCGGGGGGTGGGGCTGCTCCACCGATACCACCGGGGTCGGTGGGGGACGGGGCGGGCACCACAGATTTGAGACCCTCTTCCAGCTTGGCACGGTTGCCGTGTGGTAGAGAGCCAGGTTGAATTCCAGCTACTAGGTCTGATCGTGTCGTCATTCTCTTGTTCTCCTTGTACCCTCAACAGCGAAGGTGTGCGAAAGTAGCCCCTCAAAATCATCATTCAAGGTCACTACAAACTTGTGTCCGGGGTCTAAGTCTACTCCGTGTCCATGTCGCTCAAAGGTCCAGCGAACCAGTAACAACTCGTTACCCGCTCCCCAAGCTTTGACATCCGCATCGTAACACATTTGTCCCCATCCGGCATTGGTCTTGATAGGAAATCCGTTGGTTAGCGTTTGGAACACCACACCGGCATCGTCTCTGTAGTCAATCGCAACCCCAACACCTAAAGCAGAGCCCAGATTGCCGTACTCCTGTGCTTGCATAACCGTTGTGTCTCCAACCGCAACAATCATACGGGCAATGAAGAAGCTCTCGTCGGCTGGGCACTCAATATAGAACTCTTGGGCTACCTCTGAGTAGTCACCAACAGCATCGTTAGTGCCTGTGCCGTCTCCGTTCGTATCCAGGAACCGCGTGAATGGTAGGAAGCGTCCGGCCATTACCTGGCTCTCCTTCGCCTAATCAGTGGGGTTGTCATATTACGAACCCGGGCGGCTCGCTTTCCTCCTACACGACCGCGCGCGCTTGAGCGTTGCCGTCTAGGCATATCTCCTGGGTTCAATCGTTTACTTGTACGTGGCATATCTTCCTCCTTCCTAAGAGACCAGTCTGGCGTCTTGTCCCAGCAGTTGACCTAGCGGAGGCAGGCCAGGACCACCAGCGGGTGGAGCGTCAGCCGCCTGTCCCGGGATGCCCCCGCGAGCTAGCGACTCCGCACCAAGGGCGGCGTCAGCAGACGTGTCCTCAGGCGCGCCGGGTTGCTCCGGGGGTGGAGCAAGCAGCGCGTCTAGCAACTCCTTGAGCACAGCGCCGAAGTCCTCGGAGTCTGCGTCATCCATCAGGTCCAGGGCCTTGGCTGCCAGCGTGAGATCGCCCTCTTGGGCCATCGCCAGGATGCCAGCCGCAACACTCTCCTGCATCATCTCGCGGAACTGCTTGAGCGGCTCACCATCCGGGTCTTGCAGGAAGGGGAGCTGGTTGCGGGCTGTCTCCTTGGAGAGCAGGCCGTTACTCATGTTCATGTTGAGTCGCATCTCGATGTTGCTGGGGTCGGACCCGGCACCGATGCCGTAGGTGCAGTTGACAATCCAGGCACCAGCGACGTGCTTCTCGGGGAAGTAGTCCTCAGCGTCTGACGTGTCACGCAAGTCGCCGACGATGGTCTTCTCCACGTTGGCGAACTGCTCGTCCATAGCCAGGAGGAACCCCGACAGTTTGCCCATGCCTACCTCAAACTGCTTGTGCGCCACAGCTAGGCGTGCATCTAGGGCGCCCATGGACGCCATGATACCGCGAGCCGACACGATGGACGCGCCGGGGTCGCCGGTCAGTTGCTGCGGGAGGTGGGACTGCTTGGAGGCTTCCTCACCAAGTCGAACCACGAGGTCCTTCACATCGAAGTGGCTCGATGGTCCGAGCCTCTCGATCCTGCCCTCGGCGCTGCGGTAACGGATGTCGGCCCCGGGCCCGAAGGCCTCTGGGTTGACAACATCGAAGCTGGCGATAGCCGGGAAGGCGTGCTCCTCTGTGGAGAGGATCGTCATCAGCATGAGCCGCTGCATGGTGCGGAGGATGTGGATGGACTGGTCGAAGATGCCGCGCCTCTGTCCGTCAAACGTAGGAAGCATGACCTCCCACGCAGGCACAAACCCGAGGTCCCATTCCATGTCCACGAGAGTCAGGTTGCGGTTGGCCTTGCGGCCCTTGGCAGAGATGTCAACGATCTGGTACATCACTCGGTCCTTCTTGTACCAGAACCATTCCTCGATGTCCTCATCATCAGAGCGCTTGAAGATGTCTGCCCATTGCGGGAACATGGCAGCAACCTCAGCCTTGCTGATGCGGCGTGCCACGAGCAGCTCGGTGATGTTGCCGTTGTTGTCCTTGAGGGGGTAGGTGTGCCGAGGATCGAACCTCATGGCGTAGGGGTTCCGCTTCTCAAGGTCCTCTTCCTCGAAGTTCATCCAGGCGCCCATGATGGCAGAGCCACCACCGGAGTAGTCGCCCCACCACAGTGAAGAGAGCTCGGACATGTTGCTGGATTCCCAGATCTCACGGACCCGGCGTTCGCGTTTGCGGACCGCGGTCTTCTCGGTGCGCCTGTCGGCCGTCTTGTTGAGTGGGACCTTCACGCTGGGTAGGATAGCCCCGCCGATGGCGGACCAGTGGTTGATCCCAATTTCCACCTGGTTAGCGATGGTAGGCGCCTCTGGTGTGGTAGATAGGTCAGGCCACTCGGTGGTCCACTCACCTGTGGCCACGTTCGTCACGGTTTTTAGCCGCAGCTTGTGGTCCTGGTGCATGTTGATCAGCCAGTCACGGCGATCCCGATCGACGCTTACATTTTGATAGGAAAAGGGGGCTGCCTCAACAGTAGAGGGGCCTGGTTCGTGTGCGGAGATAGACATGCCTACACCTTAGCAGATTGGCGTGTCCTCCGTCGGATCACCTCGGGTACATTTCGCCGCAGCTGGGACTCCGGTAGGGACTGAGGAATGGTCGAAAGATTACGTGCCTGGCCGTTGCAGAGCCACAGGGCGATAGCGGCGTCCTGGATCTTGCTCCAGGGGAACACCAGCAGGTCATCGATGAGCCCTTCCAGCTTCGCTCGATCGCCGGGACCGGCGTTGGCGAAGGCCATGAGGCCAGATCCGAACAGGTCAGCCATGGCTGCGATGCCGTACTCTTCATCCCACTTGCCGTGCTTGCCCTTGCCTAGCGTGTGGGGCCAGACCAGCTGCGTGCCGGCCGCGTCTGCCCGCATCGTGAGGGTCTCATCCCCACGCAGGGTCTTGACGAAGTTCTCCTCGATCACGGTGAGGTCGATGACGCGGCCCATGGCCCCGTACTTCTCCCAGAACTGGTACATCAGGTTCTGCCGGATGCCGACGGCACCCAGTCCATCCCCGATGAAGATGTCGATGACTGTGCGGACGCGCGTCTCGGGATCCACAGCCATGAGGAGGGCGCAGGCCCGGCCGGTGGTGGCGGGATCTACACCCAGGATCAGGCGCTCGTGCGGGAACCACTGGCCCAGCTTGCGGCTGGCGCCCAGGTCCAGGGCGGCGTCGATGTGGCTCTGTGTGAAGATGGACGACGCCTCTTCGACATCCTCCTGCTGGTAGATAAGCTTCCAGCGGTTGGAGTCCTTCCGCATGATGAGCTCACGGATGTCCCGCATGCCCATCTGGTGGTTGACAAGGACCTCTTCGCCGTTGTAGCTCTCGTACTCGTCGTAGCCGTCGAGGGTCCAGTAGCCCTCCCACGTCACCCTCTCCTGGTCGGTCCACTCAAACTGGATGGCCGGGATGATGACCTGCCGGAACAGCTTCATGCCCTTCCACGCCTTCTTCCACTGACCATACAGGTCCTGGGGCAGCAGGCGGGTGCCGTTGACCACGGTCTGGCCCTTCTGGGCGCGAGACCTGGCCTCACCGTCGAACCAGTTGTCGATACGCTCCCTGGTGAGCTCACTGGTCTGGTTGTCCATGACCAGGGCGTCATCCAGGATCAGGAGGTCCAGACGGGAGCCGTAGATGTGCTTAGTGATACCGAGGGCCTGTACGGTGGGGTCACGCTCACCAGACTTGCGCTGGCGTACCATGATGGCGTCCTGGCTCCACTGGCCCTCGCCTTTCCACCCACCGAAGTCCTTGATGAGGTTGCGGGGGGCATCTGCGTACAGATGGTCCTCTGTGAGGTACCGTTTGATGCGAGTCAGAAGGTCCTGGGCCTTGGAGCTGTTCTTGGTGACGACCGCACAGCGCATGTCAGGGTTCTTGGCGAGGCGAAATAGCACGTACCAGAGGCTGACGAGGGTGGACTTGCCGCTCTCTGGGTGTCCCAGGATGAGGACGACCTTGCCCATGGGGTCCTCCAGGGCGTCTGCCATGTCGTGTTGGTGGGGTGCCAGCTCGAATCCGGCGTACAGCCGGCAGAACTCTGCGAATGGCATCTGTGTGAAGTCGGGTACCTCTGTGGGGGTGTATTCGCCGTTGCGGATGGCCTCGGCCTTGGCAGCCCAGTCAGGGTCCGACTTCTTGAGGTTGAGCCACCACTGGTAGGTGAGGCTCAGTCGTTCCACTGACTGGGTGTAGTTGTACCCGTTCTGGAGCAGAATGAGGAAGTTCTTCTTGGCCCACTCCTTGTAGTGGACCGTCCCCTTCTTGGCTGGGGGCTTCTCTAGCCAGACATGCTCAAGACCCGGAGGGCTCTCTTGGGTTCCACTCTTTGACATCGATGACCTTTACCTCGGCGTAGTATCCGCTGAACTCAGCGGTGTCTTCTACGTCTGAGTGTACCACACCGTCCCACTCGATGTTGACAATGCGCGCGTTGGCCATGCCCCGGGGTAGTACCTTCCGGGGCAGGGTAAAGATGAGCCGCTTAGCTGTGCCGGGCATAGTCACCCGGAGCCACAGTAGGTACCTGTTGGTGCTCATGACCTCAGCTGTTGTACGCATCACGCACCGCCTTGGACAGCCACTCCAGCCGCTCTACGTCCGGTCGATCATCGAAGTCAACATACGCATCGTTCTCGCTAAACGTGAACAGAACCATGCAATGCCACGCCGCATGCGCCAGATGAGGTAGGCCCGATTCTGGATCATATTCTTCC